AAACTACCACCTAGACCCATTAAACCGCTATTAAATCCGCTTTGTGCAGCAATCTGAGCATTAGAATTAGACAAATTATAGTTACCAGCAGCCGTAGTAGCCCCTAACACATCAGCACCACCAGTAGTAGCTTGTTGGGGGACATTTTGGAATGTAGGGTTTTGAACTTGTGAGCCTGTACGCAATGCACTTAAAGTATTAAGAGGCATATTGTAGTTAGTCAAAGCTTGGTTATAAGCTTGCTGATTTGCAGCTAAACCAGTATTAAAGCCTTGAGTAGTATTAGCAGCCAACAAGTCATTTTCTTTTTGGGCTTGATTCATTTGCGCTCTGTTATAAGCTTCAGAGCCTACTGGAATACCTGAATTAGCAAGCTGATTTGTCAGTAATTCACGACTTTGTTGTAATTGTGGAGCAAGGCGTTGCATTGCTGCATCTTGATAATTCTGACCTGCATTAATACCGACTTGTGGCAAGTTTGGATTAAACGGCTGACCCATCGTGTTCTGTACATTACCCAATTGGGATGTAATTGCAGAACCTAAACCTAAAGAAGCGTTGTTTTGATTGTTTAAAAGCTGTTGTCCGACATCAGATAATGAAGTGGTAGCTGTCCAAGTAGGATTGCCTTGAGCATCCGTTTGTTGGGTATAGTTTAAGTTTCCATAAGGAGTGACTTGGTTTACACGATTTGCTGCGGTAGCTGTTTGGGCTGCTGCTAAGTTACCTGCTGCGGTAGCTTGCGCTGCACCTGTGTAATCGGGGGCTGCTGGCGCACTTGGCGCAGGCCCTAATCCTAAAAATCCACCACCACCCATGTCATTCTCCTCTTGCTGTTCTTAAAGGGCATTTGATGTCGAGAAAGCGACAATCTTCACGCCTCATAGCCATAATCACTAAATCTCCATCCATGTGAGCATCAGGGATTTCGGCTATTACTTTAAAACCAAGGTGTCGGTTTAGTTTTAGGGCAGATTCATTATCTGCACAAACTTGCCCTAGTATAACGCTAACTCCAAGTTTATTAAAGGGATAATCGAAAGCCGCCCACAATAAATCTCTGCTCATCCAGTTCACTTCATCCACCGCAGCGATGTGCATTTGACACGCTTTTGGCATAAAACTGGCAAATCCTACTACTGCTGCTAAAACTCCATCAATTTCTTGACCGATACAGACTGTTTCTAGTGGTAACGGGTAATTCATCATGCGAACCAGCCAATCACCCATATATTGTTGATCTTCTGTAGTAACTCTACGCACTACAAGACACCCCCACGCTCCATTACATAATCGACTGATGCCCAATGAAATTCTATTCCCTGTGATGCTACGCTTAGATTAATAGACGCTGCAAAGCCAGTTCCAGTCACACCTTGCCAGTATTTTGTAGTCACAAGTCCACCACCCCAGTTAGACTGATCCCATAATCCTGTATCCCACACTCCAATATTAGTAGCGGATGGATTAAAGGCTATTTGATTGGTCAGGGGGATAGTATCAAAATCGGTACTAATACCGCATAAGACTGTAGGAAAACCATTATTTGTTTGGAATATAGGTCGAATTAAGGTAAAGCGTTTAAGCTGTCCACGACTATCAAAGTAGTTATAAGCCTGTTGGCAATTAGCTACGATATTTGCGCCATTGTCAGAATTGCTATTAAAGAACAGTCCTACGAATCCATCACCGCCAAAGTGCATATCTTGGTCACCCGAAACAGTAAAGCAATAAGCTTCTATTCCAGTAAATCTAGCCCAAGACTTATTGATGGTATTCATTACATACTGCTCCATCCCTAAATCAGTAGGAATAGACAATATCAGCATATTAGATTCTGCTAAGTAATTGATTTGCCAGCCAAAATTGTTTGAATAGGCACTAGCCGCCAAACTAACGGCATAGTAAATCTTATCTGTCAGATTAATACGAGGATCAAGTCGGCTTGATTGCAATGAAGCAGTTAATGGAAGAAGTCCATCTTGGGTTAAAAGAAGCAGATCACCGCCCCATTTAAAGAAGCATCTACGGCTAAAGGTTTGACCCATCTGCCATAGACCTACCATAGCCCAGTTATTAGGGTCGCTAGGATCAAATCCCTTGTAAACAAGAATTTCGCCCATACTGGTTACATATACAGCAAAGTCATCTACACCATAACCAGCGTCTAAAGTCCATGTTCCCATTGCTTGCAAGTAACCGCCATTGCGATAAAACGCACCTAAAGCAAAGTCAGTTGCTGGGCCTGAGATAGCCTCTACATCCAAGTACCAAAAGCTTAAACTGTTGTTTTGACAGAAATAAAGGCGGTTTTTAAACAAATTAACATTAGAAAATGTATTGCTATTTACGCCTGTAATTCCTGTGATTGTGTAAGTCCCGACTACAGTAGCATTAGCGGCAGGAGTGGTAGCCATTACATAAGTAAACGAACTTGCTCCTGTTTTGATAATGACATAAGTTCCGTTGTAGTCGTTGGCAGTAGCACCTGAAATAGTAATTCTGTTGCCAGTAATTAAGTTGTGCGGTGCAGCAGTAGTAACAGTTGCGGTAGTCCCAACATGGGTAATTGTGCTAATTGTTTGGGCAGTTTGCGTTGTTGCCATGTATGCCCAGCTTGTGCCGTCATAAATTAGGGTAGGATCAACACCATTTACCGCAATAACAAAGTCACCACCAGCAGTAGAAATATTGACATATTGCCATTTAGAGTTTGTCAGACCGCTAAAGACTTCTACAGCCGTAGCGTTAGTAGCGTCATAAATCTTACCTTCAGCAAAAGCGAATAATGTATAGCCTTCACCCGTGCTAGTAGGGTAATTAATAATGGTATTAACTTTACCTGTAATTCCTGTGCTGTACTTAGTCCAGCCCTTACGCAGTTGTACATCGGTAGGGGTAGGCCAAAAATTGATTAATTGAACCGCATCCAAGGGTGGCATTTCTGCCAATGAATCACGATTGTTCCAGCCACCGATGGGTGCTGCCATCGATGTAGTTGTGGCATTTCGACCTTGAGCCGCCATGATTAAGAACCGTAACCAGTATCAGGGATATTAGCCCATCCGATAAGCACGGCACTTGGCTGTGGAGCAAAAGATAGGGTAGCAGAACCTTTGTCATTAGCCTTGGCAATACTTAGATAACGCTGATAATCTTGTTGCAACGCAGTAGTATCGAAAGACTTAATTTGGAAGTATTTAAGCTTTGTAGCCAAAACGATAATGGTATCGTCTAAAACAGTTGTATCGGTATCAGCAGTAAAGCTATTCTTTACATTACCTACTGTGTCACGCACAAACCCTTTAGAACGGTACTCAAAACCTAGATATTCTTGGGTATTGTAGGGTGGCCAAATCTGAAATTCATTACCAAGGATACGCCAGCGAACCCGTGGCCCTGTGGAGATATAACCCGACTTTAACCATTGCCATTGTTGTGCATCGACTGGGCCAAGCATCTGCCAATGCTTTGTCTTGTCCCAATGGGTGTTATCCGTAATGGTTTCGTAGTCAGGCGGTAATGGGTAAATAGTCCTACTAAATGTGACTGTTCCACCTACAGAAGTAGCTGAAGATAACTGGGTAGTTGTTAAGCTATTAGCATCTAAAACAGTATCTACATAGGTATCTTGGGGAATTGATGTCCCTATAATGGAATAATTGCTATCAAGCCCTGCGGTACTAGGAATGTTATTTAATAGATAAGTACCATTCGTAGTATCACAAGTCGTTGTTATTGCGTTGGTGTAGAACCGATATTCCAGTTCCAAAGCCTGCCAATCATGCTCCTTAACCAAGTTATACCCAGCACGGTTCATCAAAGCTAAGACTTGTTGCACATCCTGACTTGGATTACCAATGACATAGGTAGGAATGGCTAAATTTAGTTCAGCAGTTACTTGCTGTACCAATTGGAGCAGATTGTATGACATATTAAGCTTCCTCTGTGGCTACCGTTTTAGATTTACGGGGTTTCTTTTCACCAACAGCAGCAAGTATAGCTGCCATTTGATCCTGCATTTGGGCTAGCTTCGCATCTGTTTCAGCCTTTATTTTAGCAGTTTCTTGTTCCTTTTTGGCAAGTTCTTGTTTTAAATCGTTAATTTCACTTTCACGCTTGTCAGTTTGTGCTGCGTTTGATGCTAGATTTAAAAATGCGTTTGCCTTATCACGGAACGCATAAGGTGACATTCCTGCTGCCATACCCATACGCTGTAATTGTTGATCTGATGCCCCTGCAATAGCTTCTACGGTATGAAACTTCAATGCCCGTAGTTCTTCTGCCTGAGATTTTGACACTACAGGCCACTCAGATACAGGAGTTCCGACTACTTCTTGGTCGTTTGCACCCTGTCTATTTTGATAGTTTGCCCATTGGATAGGAAAACGGGTTTTATGGTTGTTTAGGACATAAGTATCAATTTCGGTAAGGGTATCGCCAGCTACACAAATATGTACAAAATCAAATTCTTTGTAAATTGGTCTGCCAGCCTCTAGGGATTCCTGCTCCTGATGTACTGGTCGTTTATAGAAACGAACCTGTAATCTTGCGTCTGCGCCCTGCTCATCTGATGGTAAAGCCATAGTAAATCTCCTTCAAGGTATTAAAGGTACAACGGTTAAAGAAAAAAAGGGCTACCCTTTTGAGGTAACCCTTCGTTTTTACTACAAATTGCTATTAAACACTAGCCTTACTGAACCAAGCATAATCGCCTGAAGCCATTGCAGTTGTAGGCCCAGCGTATGTACCGCCTGAACCTGTAGCTACAAAAGTAGAAGCGTTAATTGAGCAGGTTGCTACTGAGGCTGCAATAGCCGCACCAGCTTGTGCAAATACATAACGCAAGCC